CCCATTTCTCTGATGCCACGATAGAGAGCATTTGACAGCACTCTAAGGGCATCTTAACTACGTGTTTATCTGGAAGGCAGATAGCACTCTCTGCAGGAAATTTAGAAGTTACAAAGATGTTCATCCAAAAGTAGAATCAGGTTCCAAAGCAATCCAGTAAGTTACAGAAAATCCTGTGTTATTAAATCGGGAAAGAAGTTTCTGTGAAATAACTACATCATAATTACCAGGAATGATCTTGATGTTCTCAACCTTAAAGTTAAAGATAAAGACATCAGTAGTTTCACCTACTACAATAGAGAAGTCATTGGAGGTGTCATTCTTCTTATCACGAACCACCAATTTCACTACACCTGCTTCACCAACCACAGACAGATCAGGTAGTTGATATACAGCAGCAGCTTTCAGAAGTTTATCAAGTTGTTTAGTATCAACAACAAAGCAAACATCTTCAGAGGGAAGTGAGATAGATTTATCGGGAGGTGTCACGATGACACTTGGGTCAGCAAAGAAGTATTTGGAACGTGATTTACCTTCTTTGATTACAACATAACTTTCGTTTACAAAATCAAGTTCTGCATTCTGATGTAGATTGAGTCCATTCAGAAACTGGTTTAGATCATAGATACCAAAGTCCTTAGGAAGTTCTTCTTCGATTGTTGCTTCTGCAAGAATGTTTTTCATCACAGAAATAGTACGAAGTGAACTACCTTCTTTAAACAAAATTGATTGGTTAATAGAAGAAAAGTTCTTGAGAAGAGTCAAAGTTTTGTCAGAGAGTTTCATAATTTGAGGTTTCAGTTTCATTGTCATTGAGAATAGACTTCACGTTTTGCGTTCTTATCGTTGAAGTTTAATAGAAGCACAGCATAATGCAGAATCTTCATAATGTCACGACGAGCAGTACCTTTCTTATCATACCGTGAAGCATATTTAAGAATGTTGCTACGACAGAATGCTTCACCATCACCACAAGCTTCGATCAAATCCAGAGTTTGGATTTTATCATCACCAACAGAATAGTGTTGATTATATGTTCCACGAATATATTCTAGCAGTTCTTTTACAAGCTTCTCCTCGTTATATTTCCAGGGAATTGCTGGAGATTTATTAGTGAGACTGATTGTATCATCACTCCTTACTGTAACATTACCAGTAACATTGTATTCATAAGGATATGGAAGTTCTTTTGGAAGAGAACTCTCATAAGTTATTTCAAAGTTTTCAGACATTTTTAATTCATCGTAAAGTAGGGACCATGCATTAGTCATTATATCAGGAAACTACCTCCTCGTCAAGTAGAACCTCAAGAACAGGCATCACAAAATCTACATCAATTTTATCATAGAGTTCCAGAAAGGATTGTTTTGTTTCATCATCAAAACGATTAACGCATACTTGGATTGCTTTTGCTTTATCACCAAAGATAGCATAAGCACGAACAATATGAACTAATCGACGAGTGCTGATGATTTCCTCAATACCACCATCATAAAAGGTCTTGCGAATTACATCTGCCCAATCAACCAGACGCTTGCAAAAATCACGATCTTCCACACCAAGATCCAGAGAGATGCCTTCCAGGATCCTCTGCTCAACCGCAGGAGCAGGATAAGACTGCTCAAAGGTGACGGGGAAACGTTCCAGGAATGCTTCATTAAGAACATTGGTGCCGATGAAACGACCATCTTCACTGCCCTTACCTTTGGTGTTTGCGGTAGCAATAATATTAAAACCAACTGTTGGTTTTACGAAACGACCAATCTTCTTTAGGAAGACACCTTTACCTTCTAGGACGGATTGAAGGCAAAGAATTTTATTAGATGCAAGATCAATTTCATCGAGAAGTAGGATTGCACCACGTTCGAGTGCTTCAATGACTGGTCCGTTGTGCCATGCGGTCTCACCATTCACAAGGCGGAAACCACCAATCAAATCATCCTCATCAGTTTCGACGGTAATATTAACACGGATTAATTCCCTCTTAAGTTGAGAACACACTTGTTCGACACTGAGCGTTTTACCATTACCAGAAAGACCCGTGATAAACGCAGGGTAAAAAATACGGGACTGAATAATTTTTTTAATATCGTTAAAATTACCAAACTTGACGAAGGTATCATCTTTATCAGGAACAAGATTTTGTGGTGTAAATGGAAGAACAGCGGGAGATTGGAAAGTACGTTCGATTTCTTCTACCTTTTGTTGAGTTATTTCTAGGTTCCACTTACCACGACCGACTTTAAAGTTTTCAAGACGTTTTGTGACAGTTTGATATGAAATGTTTTTAGAGGCACAATAACCACGAACATCAGCAGCAATAAATTCTTTGCCAAAGGTGTTTTGGAGATCAGTTAGAATTTGATTGTCGGTCATTTTGGTGCGGGTCATAATGTGAGTGATTTGTTTCAACTGTAGTCATTATAGAGCAAAAAGGAGTGTTCCAAATCCCTGGGTGGTCAGTTCACCAACTGGTCTTTTAGATTCTCCAAATACTCCAGACTTACAAGTTTTCCAGTATATCCTGGATAATATTTTTTCACAAGAGCACCAATACCCATTGCAGTAATGGCACTACTACATTTCAAATAAACAATTTGATTTTGATGGTCAACTACGGAAGGCATTCCACATAATTTGTTTTCATTCACTTTTTTTTTAAACACAATCAATCCTCAACTGTAAATGTTTTGTTTTTAACTTTGGTATCAAACTCACCAGTTCTACCTGGTTTCATACTTCCTATACTAACATTCTTCCCCTTTCCTGGCCAAGATGTTTTAGAAGTTCCTTTGAGAGTTGAACTTCCTCCTGGTTTACGTTGAATCAAAACAGAGTCTTGATCGTATTTTTTACCCAATTTTTCTATTGCTTTTTTGAATTTTCTTTTACCTTTTTTTCCAGGAGTAATAATGTGAGATTTTTCTCCTACTTTTTTTTCTTTATCTGTTCCTGGATTTTCAGTGTATCTACCAGAAACCTTAGTAGGTCCAGGAAGGCCAGCACCCCTGACATCTTTTTCAAGTTGCTTTGATCGTGCTTTATTTTCTGATTTTGATTTATCACCACGTTGGGCAGACATGATTGCCATTCCACCTTTTTGAGATTTGCTCATTACACGAGTAAGAGAAGTTTCTTGAAGATTAGAACATTCTAACAGAAATTTTTGAAAAGTTTTCATTTTACGGGAACTTTTTAATTATTTATTAAGCAATCAAACATACAAACTCACCAAGAACTTTTTTATTGAGTTTCTTGGTTTTCAAGGATTTAACAAAAGCAGATTTGATTTGTGCTTTTGTCGCATCCTCAGCAACTTCAAACTCAGATTCTTCGGAGAGAGCAGATGAAGAAATCCCAAAGTATGCATCATAACCAGAGTTGGTGATAGTAAAACTTTTGAGTTTCTTCCAATCATTTTGAATCTTCACATAGTTTTTATCACTCAAAGAATGATAGAGATTAATAAACCGATGTGCATCACGAGCAGCAAGAACACGAATACCAATAAAGTTTATTGAGGGAAATTTATCTTTAAGGTTGCGAAGGAAAACATCACTAAATTCGTGATATCCGTATCCAAACCTATAAGTGGTTCCAAGTTTTCTATCACGCAAAAAGGTTCTTTCTGGATGAACATGATTAACACCCATATAAGTTTCCTTATCAGAGGCACGTTTTATTTCAACGTGATAAGGAATGTGACTTGCTTCACCATCAGTTAAAACAATGCACTGAACTTTCTGAAGATTATTTTCCTTTTGAAACTTGGGAAGAATTTGATGAAGACTAATCAATGCCTCATTCAGTGGTGTTCCAGAAAGACAGAGACGGCTGGGATGAGTATATCCACAAGTGTAAGCATGTTCAAAACAAGAAGCAAGACGCCAGATGTTTAGAATTTGATGCTCCAATACATTTTGAGAAACTTTACTAGTGAGCAGGTTCAGCAAAGAAAATCCTTCTTCTACTTGAAGCAAACCTTCTTTATTTTCATAGTGTGGAGTTCTATCAGCAGCACCAAGCTTGCCTGTTTCATAATCATATTCACCACGACGCCACTCATTAGTGAATGCATAAACCTCAAAAGGAATTGAAGTTTTTTTACAAAACCAAATCAAATTGAAGAGTTGTTTGCAAGTATCTGAAAGAACATACTGCATAGAACCACTCCAATCAAGAACAAATACTAATCCATGATTTTTACCATCAGGAATGATAGTTACTTTCTTAAAGAGGTCTTCAGTAAACTTATAGGAATGTAAACGAGCAGTATCAAGAACCCCTGTGCGGGCAGTAGAAGCACGAGCATAACTATCTGCTGCCTTGCGGCACTCAAACTCCTTTACCAGATAATTAACTTCCTTTTGTGCGGAAATTTTAAACTTTTTAAATTGTTGGTCTACATTTTCAAAAAGTTTTTTTTCTGAATGATTGTCTTGTTGAAATTTAAAACTAGCATCAATTTCTTTATGGACATCAAAGTTCTTGGCAATTACAGTATCAAGATTTACCTGAGGAATCTGAACATAAACATTTTCACGTCCATCATTGTTTGTAAGTTCACGAATTTTATCCTCTAAATTACCTGCAGTGCGAACTTTAGGTTCTTCTTGTTGAATAAAACTTTGGGAAACTTGATCTCCTGGAGTATCACCAATTTCTGTTGTTTGTTGTGGTTGAGGGTTATCACTATCTTCTTCTTGCTCAGAAGAAGAATCTGGAGTTTCTTTAATTTCATTTGCAGGAGACTCTGAATCTCCTTGAGATTCTTGATCTTCTTGAGATTCTTTTTCTTTTTTGCAATAGTTATAAAGTTCTTTTGCTGCAACTAAAGAATCGGAAAAAGTTTCAGCAGCAGCAATCAAGTCAATGATTTCTTTTTCTTCTACATTAAAATCAAGAGGGATAAAGTTACCAACCTTAAAGTAAAGATTTGCTCGGTCAGCAAGATTCATAGTAGAAACATCTTCATCAGCAATAGAGAAGAAGTCATCCTCATGAAGTTCTTTATATCCACTATAAAAAGTTTTGGCAAGTCCCGCATACTTACGCTTCATCAGTTTCTCAATACGAGCATCCTCTGTTATATTCACAAATTGAGGAGGAATCTTATGTTCTTCCAACCAATCTTCATCTGGAGTGAACAGAGCATGTCCCACTTCATGCCCTACCAGCATATCATACAAACCACTAGAGGCACGTTCCCACAGAGGAAGAGTGAGAACACGAGTATGAACATTAAAGCAGGCAGTATCTACTTTCTTGTGCTCCACAACAAGGTCTTCAGTTGCAAGCAAACGAGCAAGTTGAGATTTGATTTCGTGGTTAACCGACATTGCAGACCTGTGTTTGTATGAAACCATCATACAACGAAAGGTCGCCTTTTGGGCGACCCATGTGACGCTTTTTGAACTGGGCGAGTCGTGCTTTTGCTTGCCTCAGTGCTTGTGGTTTAAGTTTTCGTTTCTGTTCCTTTTTAGAATGGTGGAACCGGTTTGGTACTTGCATTTTTTTTATCCAGTTAAGACACTATATGCGAAAAACCTTTGACTTTCTCAAAACGGTGGACAGTTTCAAATTTGTCCTCAAGTCCAGTTTTGTGAGAGATTACAAAGACATTCGCATCTTTAATTACATAACGAATAATTTTTAGAAACTCATCAGTTCCAAATCCATCAAGTGAACCATCAAATACTTCGTCAAATAAAATCAGATTAGTGTGAACTGAGTTTTTAAATTTTGCAACTTCTCTCCAAGCAAAAACTAGAGCAAGGTTTATTCGTGCTTTTTCTCCTTCACTAAAAGAAGCATAGGAAAAATCTTCGTGAATAGGTGATTGGACAGTTTCGTTAAACTCCTCATCAAGTGTAAAGTTAATGTAAAAATCCATCATCTGTAGATAACGATTTACTTGCTGATTAATCAACGGAAGATACTTATTAATGATTTTAGTTTTAACTCCACCATCTTTAAGTAAACTGTAAGAAAAATCGTAATAGTTTATTGATTCTTTCTTGGAAGAAAGTTCGTTGTATGTAGTTTTTAAATTCTCTTTAAATTCCTCTAACTTCTCATGTTCAGTATTTCTATTTTTAAGTTGTTGGGTAATAGTTTGAATTTCAGATTCGAAATCTCTGATCTGTCTCTGACATCCAGAAATCTTAATGCTGTTTTGAGAAATGTCATTCGTAAGTTTTAAAATCTCCTTAGATAGAGTGAGGAATTGATGCTCTCGTAATTCTTCATCTTTGATTGCTGCCTCAAGTTCTTTGTAACCAGACTGCAATTCCTTTGCTTTAGATTGAGCATCGTTAACTCTATTTATTCTAAAGGTCTCGCCAATCTCTTGTGTGCAGGTAGGACAAACCAAATTTTCTGTAAAGAATTTGTGTTCTTTTGTAATGGCAGATACTTTTTGGGAGATTTTACCCTTTAATGTCCCAAGTGTTTTAAGTTTATTCCCAGCACCAACATATTCTTCAATTTCTTTTTGTTTCTCAAAAATACTTTCCTCAAGAACACCACTCTCTCTCATAAAAATTTCAACCTCAGTATCAAGAGTAGAAATTGATATATTTTTCTTTTGAATATTTTCATTTCCACGATTCTCAAGTTCACCAATAAAGTTCTCTTGCATTTTAACTTTATCTGCGAGAGATTGTTTCTTAAGATCCAAGACCTTAATTTCATCTTTTAAAGATCTTATTTTTTCCTTAATTACAGTATTCATAGAAGAGAAGATTTTAATATCTAAAAGATCTTCAATTACTTCACGACGATGAGCAGCAGAAAGTTGCATAAATGGAACAAAGGTGCTTGCTCCAAGAATAACAATTTGAGTAAAAGATTTAAAGTTCATTTTCAGAACGTTTTGCTCCAACCACTTTTGTTGATCTAGTGCAGCAGAAGCTTGGTCTAGAACAGAATTATTTCTCCAAATTTCAAATACAGCAGGTTTAATTCCTCTTACAACTTTCCAGTCAATACTACCAATAGTAAACTCAATCTCAACTCTGCAATCTTTTTCGTTTACAGAATTAGCAAGTTGGGGTTTATTGATTTTCCTAAATGGTTTTCCAAATAAAGAGAAAGTAAGAGCATCAAGAACAGTGCTCTTACCAGCACCATTTGTACCGACAATCAAATTAGTTTTGTTTTTGGTGAAGTCAATCTCAGTGTATTGATTACCAGTAGACAAAAAATTCTTATATTTTATATTCTTAAATAAAATCATAATCAGTGTTTGGAGGAATTACAATATCATCGGCAGTAATAAGTACATATTGATATCCTTGCATTTCACAAGTTTTTATCATTACACGATCTTCAACTTCAATTATACGCATTTCTGGATGTCCATCTTCTTCTAATAATAGAGCATATCTTGTTGCGTCATCTTCTTCTTGAAAAAGATAGAGAATATCATTTCCATCGTCATCAACTACAGAATATGCACCTTCTTGTTCTCTGCCAGCAATTGTTAGAATGTACATTTAAACTAACTCACATGCTTCTTGATATATTTCTTGTATCATTTTCTGAATGATTGATTTATCAAGATTGATTTCCGCTTCCTCAATGTATCTATTCAGAATAGAAATCGTATCTTCATTCTCAAATGCTTCAAAGTCTTCTGATTCCCGAATATCAAAGTTTTCAATAATTTTTAATTCTGCAATATTAGAAGAATAGAGTTTATCAACAAACTGTTCAAACTTTTTAATGTCAGACTTTTTACGAACTATAACCTTTACAATTTTATTTTCATATTCACGAGCATCAAATGTTTGATAGTTAGTATCCTCATAGTAAATATTATGAAAAAGTTTATATGGATTATCAACTGGAGTATGTTCTAATGTTTCAGTATCAAAGATATGAAATCCTCTTGGGTCATTTACATCACTCCAGAACATCTCATAAGGATTTCCAAGGTAAAATACTGTTCCATTATCGGAACGAGTATGATAGTGCCCAGAAAATACTTTGGTGAAGTTTTTAAAAATATTTGCTTCTAATCCGTGTTCCATTAGAATTTGACGATTTACTTTAAACCCTTGGAGTTCAAGATGTCCCATCACAATTTTTGCTTTAGTCTTCTTAATCATCTTGAGTGTTTGTTCTTCATTCTCTGTGCAAATCCAAGGAAGAAGAAGAACATTAAGGTTCTCAATTTTAATTTCTGTTGGTGAAGAATAAGTTTTAATATTGAGGTAATCCTTTAACAGAAGTTGTGGTGAGTTAGTACTATTTGTATTCTTGTAATAACTATCATGATTACCAATAATCATGTGAACATCATATTTTTTAAGAGGTTCAAATACAACCCTCTTTGCCCAATCTAAACTTTGGTAATCAATTGATTTACGACTATCAAAGGCATCTCCCATATGAATAACAGTTGTAATCCCGT